TGCTACGGCCAACCGCATCACCAAAATCAGATAACGCACTTCTAACATCTTGAGTGAACGCACCAAAGACTACGGATGACTTAGCTTGCATCTCCTCAACGCTAGACGCAAAGCGAACAGCCGCCATCCCAGCTTGGGTAAGCTGTTGGACAACTACAGCAGTAAGGGCCACTTTTGCCGCTGTGCCAATCTTCCTAAAGTTTGATCCAGCTTTTTTGGTGGTGTTATCTACATTTTTGTCAAATTGAGCTAATTTGCGATTTACGTCCTTGAGATCAGCCTCAATACGGACGAGTAAGGTATCAACTGTTGTTGCCATTAATCAGGATACCTTTCCATCATGTCCTCAAGCTCACCCGCTGTTAGTGGCGGCGGTTTACCACCTGAATGAAACTCTGCGAACCCTTCAAATGCCGCATAAAGCTCTGGGAAGCTCATGTCCCAGAATACGCTTGGCTGGATGCCCATTTTACCTATTGCTGTTTGCATCCATAGCTCCCACGGCAATTCGTCTAAAGTAGTGCTGCCGCCTCTTCGTCGTTTCCCTCATCACCGCCAGCCTCTAGTATTGTCGAGGCTATTTCACCAACAGCCTTCATGCCATCGCTCAAACCAGCGGCCCACAAATCCTCGCCGATATCTTTCTCGTTAACATCATTGCCCCCGCCTCGTATGGCAGGGGTAAGAATGGCGACCATTTGGGAAGTGGTAAGCTCACCTTCGGACAACGCTTGCACAATCTTGACGACGCCTTTGCCAACCGATTGCTCAATACGCATAACGACATCAAGCGTTACCTTAGCTTTATACTTCTTCTTCCCCAGAGCTATCGTTAGCTCTCCGCGCTTTGGATTTGCCATCTGACTTTCCTTCGGTTTCTACCAAATATGTTTCGCCCCTTTGGGCTACATCAGTTACGTTTACGGCTTTGTATGTCTCGCCACCGCACTCAATAGTATCCCCCGCCTTAATCTTACAGGCGCAAGATACTGAAAAAACAATGACGGAATCAGAGGGCTTCATCATAGCCCCCCAATCCTTGCCTTTGATTTTTACATCAACGCTTGACCAAGCCATTTATTAGACCGTGGCAAACGTAATAGCACCGCTGGATTCCAGCGTTACAGTATATGTTACTTCACCATTGTACTCACCAGCATATTCAAGGCTTGATACCATGAAAGCTCCTGTGTAGGTGCCGAAATCTGGGACAATAACTTGGAAGTTACTGAATGTTGCCGCCCCAAACTTACCTCTAAGGGTTGTTTCAGATGCGGCGTCCGTAAACACCCCAGAACCAGAAATGCTTGTGGATTGCACCCCACCATTTGCAAGCAACGCTCTAAGGCTAGAGCTATCCTTGTTGGTGATATCCACAGCCTCATCATTCATAGTAATTGATGTGGACCGCAGGCCACCAATAGTTGTAAAAGTCTCCGGCGAACCCGCGTTGCCGATTTTCAGAAGTAGGGCTGAACCTTTTTGTGCCGCCATGTCTATTCTCCTTTAACTGTCTGACACAACAGCACGAAATCGCATGATCCCATGCCGTGTTATTCCATCTCCATCAACCAGCGTTGTAAGAAACTCCTGTTTCATATTCACTGCTTGACCACCTGAAACACTCAGGCTTGCATTATTAAGAGTATCATAAACCTGCTTCATGATCACCTTAATCTCTTTTAAGCCACGATATTGTGACCAAGTGTGGATCGTAAGGGTATGTTCATGCATATCCAAGGTTTTTGTTGATATGTTGTTAGAGGCTTCCTCACCAATCACAACATATGGATATGCTGTCCCTTCAGGAACCTCATCAAAAACACCAGTAATCGCACTACCACCAGCATCAGTAATACTGGCCCCGTTCAGGGCAGAAAACACTGATCTTTGCAATTCCCAGCTATGGATAGACATTACTTAGCCTTAATCATTCGTTGCGCCAGCCTTCGTATACTTGGCCTATTTTCTTCAACAGCAGGGTGCATGAATGGCCTTGCTGCCATCTTGGTTGTACCAAATTCTAGGTGGCTTGAATAGTCCGCACGACTTTCAACGCTTGCGCCAAGCCCATCAACATCAATAGTCAGGTGTATATTGTTAGCCAAATAGCCTGTATCACTTGCAGGAGGCTCACCAGCAGCCGATGCTGTGTGAGTGCGGCGTGGGTTATACTTGGAGTATGTAACGCCGCTCTTTGCGCCTTGCAGGATAGAATTAACCGCTGTGTTGCGAACAAGGTTTGCCGCCCTCCCCACCAGTTGCTTCGCGTCAGATGTGTATTCTTTGACAACTTGACGGGTGCGAGGCTTTCGAGTGACCTTTACTTTAATGCCAGCCATTATGTCGCCACGCCTTCTTCGCACATGATCTCAAGGTATTTATCTCTCTCACCCTTGTTCTCTATGCGTTTGATATTGAATGTGCGGGTATATGATGTGCCATCTACTGTGTAAGAATACAAAATCCTTTGTGCTGGCGTTAGATTGCGGCGAAACCTAATGGTAATCAAATGGGTTGTCCTTGCTTCGTTTTGATCACCAAAGAACCGCTCTCCACCGCCCTTGGCTTCAATGCGGCCCCATACCTGTGCCAAAGTACCCCAAGACGATGAGCCACCCCCACCGCCATCAGCAGAGTTGCTTCTAGTCTGTAGCGTCAAGTAATGCTGCATCTTGCCAATGGACATTAGTACCCCCCGCCGAAAGCACTCTTTCCGTATCTCATTATGACATATGGCTGCAAAAGACTTTTGATCATCGGTGAAGGCTCAAGTCTCCTGCCCTCATCATCACCTCTATGCTCATAAAGAAACGTGATGTACTCCAACATTGCCACGCGAATAGCCTCTGGTACATCTGTTGTGTTAGTTCCGTATCCCGCTGTGTAGTTTACTACAACACCATTGGCGTTCCTTAAATCGGTTGGCCATGATCCGCTATCCCGCAAAACAATACGAGCTGGCTCTCGCACTGTATCAACAAAATAGTTGGTAGCAGCCCATGTGCTTTGAGTATTGGCATCATTGAAATAAAGAACACTAGCCACACTGGATACAGGAGAGCGTGGAAGCTCAATGTAATTCAAATAAGATACTTGATACGGTGCGGTATACACGCCTTCTCTCAAAGGCATCTCAACCTCACCCACACGATCCAAACTTAAAGCTAATACTGTGTTTATCAGTGTGCGGTTTGTATAGTTCTCAGTCCAGATTCTAGCTGCTTTGATAAGATTGCTAATCAGCGTTGTGTCTACGTTAGCATCTAAACGCAGATACGCTATTGTCTCAGCACTTGTGAGCGGCTCTGATTGTGGCTGTGTTGTTACGCTAAGACCGCTCATAATTAATCTCCTTTAATCCGCATCAGCTATGGTCAGCGTACCGGCCTCGACCTGTCGCATGATTTCGTCGTAGTGGCGGTTACCATCCTCAATAGGAACCCACATTTCAACGCCGTCAATAGTCGTCTTAATGCAGGCGTTATCACTGCCTCCAAAAACTGTTACATATTGTGCTGATGTAATATTCATCTACAACTCCGCATCATAAATAAGTGCAGCTTGACCATCAGCAGCTTGTCGTAAAAGCGAAGACTGACCAGCAGAGCCATTTGAAGTCATAGTTACTTGAACGCCGTGACTATCAAAACTTGCTCCATCGCCCCCACTCATAGACGAAAAAGTAAATCCACTATCAAGCGTTTGAAAGCTGCCACTACTTGAGAAAGAGGGGCGTGACCGCATAGTTACAGGAAACTCAACAACTCCCCTATAAAGGGTGTTGCCAATACGGCTAACGGTAGCAAGATTTCCGTATCCAGTGCTGCTGCCTGTCGTTCTGAAATAATAGCGTTGGCATTTCTGCAACGTGGTTCCGGCGTCTTCATGCTCAAACGGCGTGGCCTGTTCGCCAAGTTCAAGCTGCACGCCGGTGATATAAAACTCAGGTGATGTACTTTCCAACCAGCCAGTTGTAGCAGAAGCAGAGACAGCATCAGATGACGCACCCCATGATGTTGCAAATGTTCCGCTTGTGTATGTTGTTCCTGTGTCAAGCCAAAAGCGCAAATCCAAACTTCTATTTGCGTCGTTATCTAAAGTGCCAGATGTATCGCCATCAAAAGTAATTGCTTTACTTTCCCAAGTATCTGCACTGTTAACTACATAAGTTGCGCCGATAATTCTGGTGTTGTCCTTATCAACAAGATTCACACTATAAGTTGCCGCAACACTAGACTTAACCCAAAACGACAGTGTAACTTTCTTTGCAGATGACGAGCCTTTTTCAAGAAGCTGTAAATTCTGACCCTCAAACCTTTGCTGAATGTTTACTTGGTCGCCAGCATCAAGAGATGTTTCTGATGCGTCCATGCTTATCTTCTGTGAATAACCAAACCCTTGACCGGATGGAACATCTGTCGACTGGTCCACATCTACATTTCCATCTGTACCATTGTGAGCAATACGCCAACGGTCACAGAGATAGTTACCAGAAGTAATAGTATCAATCGTTGTGCCACGTTGCCAAACCTGCATCGCACCGTTGGTAATCAGGTTTTTGCCGGTAATGCCACCCGCATCTGCCGAACCGGCGAGATCTGCAAATTCACGCGCTCTACTCATTACTTACTCCGGTTTTGTCGGCCACGTTACATCGTCAAGGCTGGTCGCGCTATCGGTGATGTCACGCAGCGCCTGACGATACGCAGTGCGTTCCGTATTCATGGTCAGATCCGAAGAGGCCCACCAATCTGTCTCGGCGATACGGCGGTTGCGCTCGGCACGAAGCAGCTTCATAGGCTCGGCGGCATCAAGCTCGGCCTTCTTTGCAGATACCGTGGTCCACGATACACCCCAGTTATGTGGGTTGTCG